AAAAGAACATCATCTCGGTTGAATGCAGCACCAAAAAACCAGGTGTTATCAGGAATATCAATGAACCCAGCTCCTGTCGCTGTATTGTCAAAAACGTCACAATTAACACCTGTACCTGAGATTCGAATTCTTCTAGGATATAAAACTCCAGCTTCTATTGTTTGAAATAAAACAAGACGGTCTCGAACGTTGAATATTTGACGTGCATTCAATGTGCCCACTGCAAAAGTGGGTGCATAAGCAGCTACGTTTGTACCATCATATTGCTGAATAAGATCTCCATTGACTCCATTACAAAATAAAAGCCGAGGAGTGCTAGAAGCATCCGCATAATTAACCCACGACCAAAAATCTGTTGCCGTGCAATTGTAAGCTGTTAAAGAGCTAATATCATCCAATCTATCTGTCGCGGGATTGTACCTATTAACATAAGTTGTATCAGCAAGTATCATCTGACGAACGTTATTTATGGGGTAAAAACTCATTACTCCCATTACTGGAAAACCCTGATGGTAGCTATATGTCAACAATACTGTTGAAAGGGCAATCGGAGCTGCTGTAAACGTAATCGATACTGCTCCAGTAGTATAGTTGATAGTTCCAGTACCAGCTCCAGTAAAACTTCCAACTCCATTATCAGTTAACACTTGGACTGGATTACTCCCAGTAATGACAACTCTCCCTCTTGCTACAGGTGCTGTTAATGTCCATGTGTAGGTTTTATTTACTCCGTCTATAGCTCCAGTTGCAGGAGCGACACCTACAACTTGGTGGACCATCCGGCTTTCTGTGTAAGTGGACTTTAAACCATTCGCAAACCCGCTGTATCCATCTCTTTTTCTAGTTACACCTCTATAGACATATCCATCCAAAAGATCAGTAAATGCATCATTTGGCAATAGCCAAGGTTGCAGCTCCCTATCTAAACCTGTAGAAAAATTCGATATTAAGAATGGTTGATAAGTCATTATACAGACTCCACCATAATATAATAAGCCACTGTTCTTGCACTGCTATTCCCGTTAACAACTCTAATATTTGATCCGCTTATAGAAATATTTGGACGACTTGTGTTTGAACTTGCAGCTAAAAGATATGTATCCACGAAAACTGATCCAGACTTGTAAAATAGATAGTATCTATAGAAGTTACCAGAAGGCACTATGTAGTTTACAAAAATTGTTCCCTGGCTATTGTCTGGAATTGTGTAGACAGTTCCTGAGGTTGCGCTTCCTGCTAGAGCCACAGAACCTGTCACTTTTGTAGGTGCAATTGATACTGGGGTAATTTGATACTCTAGTCCTGCGTCATCCATATAAAACAGATTGATAGCTCCACTAGCAGATTTTACATATAAACGTCCTACAGAAGCTGTTGCTCCTGCTGGTGCTTGTTGCGTCAAATGTACCAAATTATGATACCCATCATCAGCGGCAGCGCTCAAATTGAACTGATGATCAGCTCCGATTATTGTTTGAAGTCTTCCCATGTTTGTTTGATTTTGTGTTGGGAATATTGATGGTGAATCGCTATTCAGTGGTACTGATGCATTAAATGACATATTTTCTCCTAAAAGTCAGGGGCTGTTCTTTGTGATTCATACTGTTGCCACGTTCTAGCCAATACTTGTCCTTTATATCGTCTATACACTTGGAATACCTCATTGTACTTATCCATCTCACCATAGTCGCTTAGTATATCTAAAGCGGCGCCATAGGCGAAATATCTAGTAAGGTACGCTTGAGGAACATTTGATAGAATTGAACCCGAATTAGTGTTGTTACCTCCAGAAAACGAATAGTCAATTTTGTAAGCAGCAATACGAACATTATACACCCGATCCGGAGGGCCGCGAAACGTCAGTTCTTGATTATAGTAAAGAACAGCAGTAGGCATTTGGGGGGTAAATACCTGCCCCCATGGCCATCTAGCATAAAACTGTTTTGGGTCTTCATACCAAAACAAATAAAACGAAGTAGTTGCTCCGGTTGTGTAAGCAATATATGCTGGAGCATTTATAGTACTAAATCCAAGAGCGTCTAAATCTACTGGTAAAGGATCAGTTGTATTAGGGCCAATCGCGAAATCCCACCATGTTTGATTCTGAAAAATTCGTACTTCTTGTGGATGTTCTTGCTGAACAAAAGCATTCAAGTAATCAAACATGATAGGATCGGTGAAGGCTGGGTCGTTTTTATCTACCCTACCAGTCACATTTCTCATAATCTGAATTACACTTTCTCCAGACTGTGGTAATACAGGCCCTGTTGTCATAATCTATCCCTATACTGCATATTCAAGCACATTACATGAGAATCTTGGTATTTCTCCCACTTGCTTTGTTTCTGTGTGCACTGCGTTCCCATGTTCTGTTTTAACTTCAGCAAACTCAGGGGTTGCCAAGCGGTTTAAGAAGTTAATTACAGGCATTGGCAACATGTATGTGCCACCAGATTTCAATTGACCAGACCAATCAATTTCTTTATTCCGTACTCGAACCTTTAGAACATTTTCTCTCTGTTCAAATCTAACAAACTTTGTCTTGTAAAGTTTATAAAAAGATTCATCTGGAATCTTAACTTTCATCTTGTTACGTTCATGAATGCAATTACGATTGTGTTTGCGAACTTGTGCATTGTAGATGTCGAAATCTTCTAGCTTTTCAAACTTAAAGTTATCAAAATCAAATGCCTCATTTTTGTCTTCATTTTGCATTCTGACTGCTTCCATTGCTTCTGATTCTTTTTCTTTGTTACTTTTTCTCATGATTCCTCATTGATTATGGATGGGGACAAAACGTCCCCACCCTTGTTTTATTAAACTATATCGCCTAAGCAACATCACCTAAATTAAAATATGCATTAAACTTAGAAGCTACAAAGTAGATAACGTCATTGTCGTTGCCCATTACAGCTGTACCTAACAGAAGTCTGTAAGTAGGTGCCGCATCAACAATTCCAAGGCTAGGTCCTGTAATTGTAATTTGACCACCAGATGCTGAGTAGGTGCTGACAACTGGCACTGGAAGACCATAGATGTCATACAAAGCAAACGTACTAGAAGAGAGAACATCAACCACATATGTGTTGTTATTCAGTTCTTGACCAATGTTCCCAGAGAGTTTTGTTATAACTACTCTATCTCCATCGGATAAACCATGAGATGCAACAGTTACAACGCCTGGTGTCGCAGTTGTAATACCAGTGATTGTTTTGTGTTGGTTTGTAAAGCCCCCAGCAATGTCGTTTATGGTTATCCCGTTCGTAGTTTCCAAAGCAGAAGACAGATCTGTAGTCCCTCGGTTGATAATTAGAGCATCGCCTGCTGGCATATCTCTGAACCATACACCTTGAAGGTTTTGGCTATTTGTTCCAAATTTTGTGTAATTGTACCACTCAAGTTTATCAGCTTGCCATGGCAACACAAGGTTATAAGCAGCTCCGCCAGATTGTAAATACCCAGCGTATGTGTTTGTTACTTGGCCAAGCTCTGTTGTTCCAGAGAAGACATTGGCACTATTTCCAATTGGTGCGGTCATGTTATCCTCCTTAACCTTTTGTGCTTCTTAAGTTTATACACCAGCTATCATCCAGGATGACGCTACCTAGACGACCTTTCCAACCCATTGTTTGACGTTGGTTCAAGGGGTCTTGTCCAGCTCCAAGCGGCTTTATGATCATTTCCATAGACTGATCATCTATCATTACGCGTCCATATGCGTTAGCAGCGAACAGTATATTCGAGTAAACAGTGGGTGACACAGTTGTGTCTTTGTAACCCTCTGATGTCATTACAAGACGAACTTCATCACATGAACCCAATTCTGCTTCTAGAACTGATTGCTGTCTTGGATAGTCAGCAGTTGCCAAGAAGTTAGAAAGATTTTTAAAGTCAGTTCTTAAATCAGTCGAAATTACCATCCAATATGCCGCCCAAACTGGAGCAGTTGCAAAGGCATTAACACCTTCTTGGTTTGGTGATAATTTCTTGCCGTTGTTCTCAGTAACGTAATCAACTGCAAACTCTAGGTCTGTAGTTGTAACTTCAGTAATCGCATTTCCATTAACACCGTTAAGGCAGTCGATTTGCGCACTTGTAGCTACAAGCATATTTCTTACGATTTTGTCGTAAGTAGATGCCATGTTCTGTGCAAGCATATCTGCAACTTCGTTAGCGGTTTGGTCTTGTACAGTGATGATGACGTCATCACTTAGTTCTACTACTTTACCGTACTGACTCACAGTCGCTGTGATGTCAAACTTAGTAACTTGCTCAGCATTTGGTGTTACACCTTCTGTAAGAGGGGTCAAAGCGTCTGCTAAGTTGTCGAATCTACGGAAGATAGCATTCTTACTATTCTTCTGTGGAATTCGTCTCTCTTGAGCGAAATAACCATAAACATAGAATGGCTGATGACGGTCAAGGAGGATATTATCGAAGAACAAATTGACTTCTGGGTCGACTTGTACTGTCGTTGTGGTTCCTGCGGTCATTTTTATCTCCTGGTCAAAAAAAAATTTTACAAGAGTGGCAAAATTTTTTTATGCCTCGCCTCGGAGCACTTTTTGTCGATATTCCCTAAACTCTTTTTTCCCCTGAATGCTCTTTAAATATTCTGTCCCACTTGGCTGAGCTGACTTCCCGACTTCAACGGGAGATCTCGGCTTTTGTGAGTTTTCGACTATTCTTTGTGCATCTGCTGCCGCTTTTGGTTTTGGCTTCTCCGCTACCAAATGCAAGTAGTCCTCAACGATTTCGTTGGCACGGGCTAAGCGATTTACGGCGTTATCTATTGTGGATGCTAACCAAGGTTTCTTGTCCAAAATTGGTTTCAAATACGTATTTATTTTTTGAACTGCATCAGGATTTATGTCTTGGTAGACCTGCTCGAGAATCTCTCTTTTAGTAAGAGCTTTCTCTTCTCGGAATGAAGACTTAGTAAGCAATGCTTCTGGGTCTTCCTCTTCCTCTTCTTTAACTTGAAAGTTTTGCTTCGCCAGCATATCTTCGTACACTTTTGTGCGAGTTTCATACTCTTGACGTTTTCTTCTTTCAGCTTGAAGTGCAGCCAGTGGAACCATCTTTGGTTCTTCCTGGGTTTCATCCTGTTGATAGACTACAGCCTGCTCGGAGACAGCGACCTTGTCTTCTTGTTCTTCATTACTCATTTAATACTCCCTAGTGTCTACCGCTACCTCGGTAGGAGGATTGTTGAACCCGTATTTCCGCCGGTTACACGGATGGACTTACCTAATGTTGGAAAACTAAGCATATCACCTGGGTGCATGACCCATAGCAATGTCTTAACACCTCGTCTATTGTCCACTTCATAGACGAAACTTTCTTTGATGATTCCAGGACTCTCATCACACGCCTGTAAAAACGGACGAACGATATCCTTTCCCTTGTTCTTCTGAATCTTCACCTTGCCAAGTATCCAATACTTATCCTTATGCTTATTCTCATTGAGAATCTTTTCTAACGCATAGTTGAAATGATTTGTCATCCCTTCTCGCGTTTGAATATGTTTTTGCATTTGGGTACTAGCAGGCGTAATTAGCATGGTTGCCCTCTAAGAGATTCTTTTTTCTCTTGAGCATCTTTTTCACGCATAATTTTCATTCTGTCTGAATTACCATAGCCAGCTCCGATCTGTGATCCTTTTTTTGGAACACTCATTGGATTGCTTTTAGAACTATAGTTTCCAAATGCGCTTCGTCCGGCTGATCCTTCTGGTGGTTCATAACCTGGGTTATTCTGTCCACCATAAGTATCCATACGGGGCATCATCTTGTTAGATGTAGCTGTACCTTTAGCCATATGTTTTCCTATTGTTTAAGGGCCTCTGCCCGTTTCATGTCCTTCTGCAATTCGGCTTCTGCCTGTTGCTTCTCTTGCGCTCGTATCTGAGACGCTAGATTTAAAACCTCAATCATTCTCTTCTGAGGTATATCTTGTATCTGCGCTATGGTCTTGGCATTATCTAAGAATGCCTTAGCATGGTTCTGAGTAACTTCAGACTCACGCTCTTTAGCCAATCCAATATCAGCAAGAACACGAGCTCTACGCTCTTCTGCCAATGCTGTAGATTGATTAACGGCTGCCATATCAAGCATTTTCTGCATCTGCATGGCTTCTTGTTCAACTTGAACTGCCTGCTGCGCTTGTTCTGCTTGTTGATGCATAATCTCATGCAGTTTAGTGCTTCCTTGTAGAGGAGCGACTTGCAAAATATCTGACCAAGGAATCGGAGCGCCAAGAGCAACAAGTTGCAAGAGTTGATAGTAATAGGCTTCTCTTTGGGTTGCTGTTTTCACAGCTTGCCTGATTGCACAATCATATTCTTCAAATTGACCAGACATAAATTGATCGGTGGGTTGCTCGCCAATAATTCTTTGAATCTTTCCTGGGGAGTACTGCTTTTGAACGCACTCTATTACTAGTTTTCCAAGGTACTTTTTAGACTGTTCCAGGTTATCAAATATCGCTCTGTTGCCTTTGAGACCATTTGAGGCTCTGACTTCTGCGAGTTTCCCTGACACTTGACTATCACCAACGGAAGAAAGACCAAGCAGCTCATCAGAAGCGCCCGGGATTTCCATGATGTTTTTGTCAATAATGTCTTGGTATTGAAGATATCCAGGAGGTATATTAGGGGGAGAAATCTCCCGAACGTCCGCATTAACATCATAACCCTCATTAACTACGATTTGTTTACCTTGACCAGCCTGCATTAGCATATTAGGATCTAACACAGCTCCATTCTTGGTGATCCATCCCGTATTAATAATGGATTCCATGATATCTATAATTTGACTATGGCGACGGTTATATTGTCGTTGTGCATCTCGTACCGATCGAACTATCCCTTGTATTTTTAGCTCGAAAGTATCGATTAATGGTTCGTGATAGAGAAGAATTGGCACGAAAGGATACTCGTCCAAACCGGTAGGGTCTGGGC